CTAAAAAAGCAGAAGTTTCTCCACCAATTATTTGATCAAACCCAGATTTTAAATTTTTAAAAAAATCAAGAGGTCCTGCATAACCAGGTCTTGAACCATCACCACTTGGACCTACTAGTTGTCCACTTGCATAACCAATTCTACCACCGTTAGCTGCCATTTGAACTGCTTCTGGTTGTTCCATACCTGCACCTTCTGGCATTTGCTGTTCTTGTTGTGCTTGCATTACTGCTTGTACAAACTGTTCAAAAGATAAATTACCACCTTTGTTTTTGTATTTAACATATTCCATCATTAACATTTGTTCGGCTTGTGCTTGACCTGCGTCACCACCCATGTTTAACATGGCACGACCACCGTCAGCTGCATAAAAATTTTGCATTACATATTTTTTCTGTGGCATAAAATCTAAACCAACACCCTTAGTGCCTGTTTGACTATAGTAATCTTTTGCTCTTTGTGTTTGTAAAGCAGGATCCATAGTTGCTTCTTCTTCTACTTCGTCGTCACCACCCATTAAGAATGGAGCTGCAAGAGCTGTGGCACCTAGGCCACCGGCCAGCATTCTACCCATGCTAAAATTTTCGTTTTCATCTCCGCCTTTTCTAAACATGTTTCCAACATTACCTAAAAAACCTGTTTTACTTCTTAATCCAGAAAGTAAATTACCTCCTGTTCCTCTTAAAAAACCTGCACCTTTTAAACTTGAGAATGGACCTAGTCCTCCGGCATACATACCAAGACCGCCAAGTATGGCCATCTTACCTAAAGGACTTTTAGTAATTTTCTTTACAGCACGACCAGCTTTCTTTACAAGTTTACCTAAAAAATAACCTTGTCTAGGATCTTGTAAGGAACCTATTCCTGATTGTATTTGTTGGGGTTCTTGCATTCTAGATATTGCCATAAATTTACCTTAATTCTTATGTTTACTTGGTTTTTGACAACAAATCAAGAGGTGGCATAAATACTTTTACATCTTGTGCCATGTCTTCATTTTTAAAACCCCTGCTTTCCCAGTCTTTTCTTTCCTTAAAAAGCTCTCCTGTTTCTTTATGTCTATATGTTGTTTCAACTTTTGTAGGCTCCATAATTTTCATTAGTCTATTTCTCCTTTTTTAATGTTTAGATAACTAATAGCTATATCAAACGAGTCTGTAGTGCTTGCTTGTATTGTAAAGGCTTTGCCGCCTTCTATTATTAATGGTTGTGTTAATAATTCTGTTGTTGTGTCAGCTGTTAATTGTGCAGATTTTATAGCTGTAATACTGTTGTTAGTAACAGTTACAGTAGGTGTTCCTGCAGATGTAACAAGAATAGATTTTATAATATAAGTCTCACTAACTAAAGGATTTCCAGCCCCTAATGGAGACAAAGCACTTCCGCTTGTGCTGTTATCTATGCCTGCAAATTTATATAAATTTGATACTGCCATTATTCTAAAAAGAAACTCTTAGCTTCTATCTCCTGCTTTACTTCTTCTTGAAAAGAAGAATTTAATTTTGTTATTACAGAATCTAAATCTCTAACTAGTGATTGTATATTTTTTTGTTCATACTCTTCTGTAGCTCTAGTTAATGATTGTACAATTTTAGCCATCGTAAAATCCTAAACCATCAGTAGAAGTAAAGGCATCAGTATTTACAATACCATCTGCCATATTTATATTTGGATAGCTTGGTTGAAAAGTTATTGGATCTCTTTGTGGTCTATTAGAACCATCATCGTATTCTAAATAATCATACATACTTCTGTAAGGACCTTCTACTACACCTGGAGTCATTCTATTGTCTAATGGTCTAACAAAATTTTTAGTTATTGGTACCTTGCTTGTTTTATTACTCTCTGGTGTAGTTGTAGTTGATAACATTAATTCATTATCAAGATCATTATAATATTCTGGATTTTCACTAACTAAACCACGCATATCATATGTAGGTTCATCATATTTTTTTCCTAAACCAAATTTTTGTCCAATACCTCTAACCATGTTTCCTAAAATCCCACCACTTGTAAAGAAATTCATCAGACCACCGCCTCTTGTATTTCTCATAGCTCCTCTTGCAAACAAATTATTACGATCTCTTGCATAAGCTCTAGCTCTTGCCATTTCTTCTGGAGACACTGTATCTCTGCTATCAAAAAAACCTGGGTTAACTCTTTGTCCACCACCTGCTGCAATAAATGCGCTTCTATAATCGTCTAAACCCTTATCTCTAACTCCTGGTGGTAAGTTTGAACTTCCAGGACCTTCAGCTCTTGTGTTAGCTGTGGTTCTACCTGCCTCTGCATCACTTGTTGCAGCACCAGACATACCTACATCTCTACCACCTTCAATAGAACCGTAACCATTTAAACTCATGATACCTGATGGTCCTTTGTTAGCACCACCTTTTAATGAACCATGTAAATCTTTTTTAACAAGTAAATCTTTTTCTGCTTTTGTAATATATGCTAATTCTGTTTCAGGATGATCTGGACTAGACTTCCATTTCAAAGGAGCCATAACTTCTTTTTGTTTTCCTAAATAATTTTTTACCCCACCTTGTACGTCGTATTTCATTATCTTCTTCCTCCTGGATGTATATCCAATCTAAATGTTCCTAGTTTCCAATCTTCTCCAACAGCAGTATTGGCTACCTCTAAAGCTATTTGTCTAGCTCTTACACGTACATCTTTTTTAGTCGTAGAAGAGCTACAAGTAAAGCTATTTGTAACCTGTGTGCTATTTGGATAAATTCTTGTTTTAAATTTAACTGCTGTGTTTCCTGTTTGATCAATAAAATCTGGTATAAATCTACTAATTCTCATTATAAATTCTCCGTCTCCTCTAAGGTCAGGCATTCCTACAGTTTGTCCCGTGTTGCTTCTACGTTGGGTAATATCAAAATCACCAGAAACAATGTTAGCAAGTATTGCAGTAACAGATCCACCAGCATCAACTTGATCGGTCCCTGTTTCCTGTTCATAGTATATAGTAATTCCGTCCGTGTTACCAATGACATCATAAGAAACGTTATCGCTATCTGTATAATAGGTTGCGTTAGGTAGATTAAATACTGCAGAATCTTGCCAAGCAGTTCTTGCTAAAGATCCAGTAGTCCATATAGGTTGTTTTGCTGTTGAGTCTAAATAGTTGTATGTGACTTGTCTGTTAACAACAGTTGATGCTGCATTACAATAGAACCAAGTTATCTCTCCAAATAAGTTATTTAAACCTGCATTAATAAGATCTCTTGCTGTTGTATTTAAATCATCAAAAACAAAGTCTTCGACTAAACATGGCATGGATCTTAATTGACCATCATATGTAAAGAAACCATTTTCAGACATCCAATAAGACGAACCATTAACTTCAATAGCAGCATTCTTACCAATCAATCCACAGTTAGTCCCTACTTGTTGAAAAGAAAATGTAAAAGGTGCTCCTACAAATTGCATTAAAAATAATGCTGTATCTGTCCAAACATAGATTGCGTCCCTACCTTTAATAGCTCCCATGATTCTTGACCCGTCGGCAAGTCTTTGTGTACCTGCGGTATTGTTTGCAGTAACAGTATAAGAATCTGTTTGATCAATACTTTCTTGATCTGAAAATCTAATAAACATATCGTCTTGTGTGCTGCTATCACCTACAGTTGTTTCGGTTCCAAAAAATACTAAGTGTCTATCTGGAGTTGATACTATCATGTGTCGTGATTTTGTAGGAGCGTTTGGTATAATAGTCGCTCTGGTATTAGTAGCATTAGTTGGCGCGCCGTCCCATTGAAAAACAGGGCCGTTATAAATTAATGCAATAAGTTTTGTACCGTAGTTATCTAAAACCCATAAACCAGGTGATATAGTAAAATCTGCTGTAGAGGCATCACCCCAAGCAACGTAGTCAGAAATATTTGTAACTGTATCTCCACCACTGTGTGCTGCTTTAGTTGTGCCATTTACTTCTCTAGCTCCTCCGCTTAAAACTCCTGTAGCTGTATTGTTAGCTGTGTAGCTAATATCTTCTGATCCAATTCTTATTTCTCCAGAAGAAGGAAACGCAGTAGAACTAGTTAAGGGTATGTCAGTTACGGCGTCATTAATACCTGAAGCTAGTGTTGTAGTTGCAGCACCGCCAGCTTGACCACCATAGTTTGCAGTTCCCCATCCAAAACCACTTAGTTGTTGAGAAGGACCTACGTTGTAATAACAAAGAACAGAAGCTGATCCACCGTTAGTTACAGGTGTTCCTGTTTCTGCGGTAGCCATAGTTACTGTAAATGTAAGGGCAGTAGGCACGGACGTTACCATAAATTTTAAATCTTCAAACGAAGCGTTAGTAAAAGTAGAACCTGATAGGCCGGTCACACTATCAAACAAAACAATATCATCCTCTAATAATCCATGAGCCCCGGTGCATGTAATAGTAACAGTGGTTGATGAAGCAGTTGTTGTAAAATTAGCTCCTGTTAAAGTTTCCCTAATAGGATGAATGTCATAATATACATCTCCTTGAAGAACATATAAAATTCTATTGGTTCCTATAGCAGCATATTTAACAGAGTCATTGTTCTCCCAATGATGTATTGCTCTTGCAGCACCTGTCAATTTACTTGTGCCTTTTTGACTCCAACCACCTATTTTTTCAGGACTACCGTATCTAAAACGAACATTATCTCCGTCAAACCATTGCCCTTCGGCTCCTGTTTCTGTAACTTGTTTGTTAAATCCCGGTGCAAATCCTAATTTTTGTAGCATAATTCTACTCTACTTTATCAATTATTAAATTCCAAGACAAATTATCTAGCAATTCGTCTACGTTAAAATCCCTTTTATCCATAGATTTAACGTAATCATGAAGCTCTTGAGTATCAAATATAATCCATTGATTAATAGCCTCAAAAACTATCTTATCAGATTTTGATTTAAAATGGCCTACTTTACCATAGTCGTCTTCTTTGAATTTTATCATAGGACTAAGATCAAATTTAAATTTTTGATTAGATTTAGATTTAAGCATACCTTCAATATGCCAATGTTCTTGTTGAACTTGTTTTTTAGTAGCGTGTTCTATATCAATTAATTGATTTTCAAATTTAATCGGTTGTTTCATTGAATCTCAAACCAACCAGTCACGATATATTTACCGTGATCTTTAGAAATTATACCGCGATGTGTATGTGTAAAATCAGACGGCCAAATAACTAAAGTACCTACTTTTGCTTCTAGTTTAAAATTTTGATGCATCCATTCTGTTCCTCCATCAGGAACATCATTTAAATAAGCCATATATGCTAATTGTCTTTTAGCATATTTTGTAGAGGATCTTTCACAATGCCAACTTTTATAACCTCCGCCAGGGGGGTAATATTGAATTAAATTAGTTATTGACGTTCTTAATTCTGAAGAAATATAATATTTTTTCATATATCTTAAAACAGCTTTGGTTAAAATTTTAAAAAAATATTTTATAGTTTCATCATTAGATTGATTATAAAATTCTACATCAATTGAATCTTTAACATCTTTATTAACTTGACTTATACCATTATTGTTAGTTGTCATTCCTGAATGTTTATATTCACTATTTTTATGATGATATTTTATTAACTCAGAACAAATATCTTTATCTATTTCGTAAGTATCAATAAAATTAATCATTAGATATTTTTAAATTAAAAGAGATAGAGTATCTAGAATCTTGTGATTGATTTACTTCCACATAATGTTCTATAAAACTTGGAAAAATTAATAATGTTTTTTCAAGAGGAAAA